CATCACACCGGGCTTGTTGAAGTCGGGCATGTACTGGTCAATCACGGCAGTACCATTCAGGCTGATGCCGTGGAAACCATCGTTCACATCGAACTTGACAGCGTAGATGTCAGTCAGGCCAGTTGCGGAAGCGCCGCCCACCTGACGGGACAGACCTTCGGCCACAACGGCATTGGGAACGGCTACACCCTCGTTGACGGTGTAATGGTTCTGTAGATCCATGAAACGAACGCCGTCAATGCTGGTCACCTTGCGGCCAAATGCTTCTTCGGATTCGGTCTTGTAACCCAGGATACGGGCCACGGTCTGAATCTTGGTGATGGTCTTGGTGTTCATCAGCAGAGCATCAGCCTGGGTGGCCTTCATCAGCAGGGTAAGAGCTTCGTAGAACTCGTCAGCGTTGGCCTTAAGGTTGGTAATGTTGGACAGGTCAATCACCTTATCCGCATTGTACTCGGTGGTAGTGCCTGCCAGCATGGAATCCAGACCCTCAAATTCGGGGGCATCGGTGGCAGCGGTGGCGGTGGCGTCACCGTTAATCAGGGTATAATGGAACAGGGAAACCAGAGCCTTGATGTGCTCTTCCACCTGATAGGCCAGGTTGTCCCACTTGCCAGCCACCTTGTTCAGAACACGGTCAAGCTGGACTTCGCCGCCCATGATGGCCAGCGCAGCTTCGTGTTCCTGCTTGGTGGCCATAGAAGGCGCGTACACGCCGTTCAGCTTACGGAACTGGGCAGTAGCAGGCAGCACCTTGCGCATGTACTTGTACTTCATGGTGGAGCCGCCACCCGTAGCGCTCACGCAATCATCAAAAGGCAGCACTTGCAGGATTTCGGAATTGCGAAGGAAAATGTCAACGATCTGGCCGAATACCTTGTCGGACATACCCTTCTTGATTTCATCAAGCGTCATAATAGCCATTGTTGTTTACCTCTTTTCTTGTGTTTTAGTTGGTCTCTTCATACTGCATACGCAGCGCATCGGCCAGGGTCTTAGGTTCACCGCCTGCGCCGGGATCGTCACCACCGGGCAGCTTGTGCACCTCATACTTGCGGCCCCCGCTGCTGAATTGGTCGGGCTGCTGGGTTTTCAGGGCTGCGAACTTATCAGCCAAGCCCTTAACCTTGCCGTCTTCGCCCTCTTCCAGGTCGCCGTCCTTGGTCAGCAGGTACATAATGTAGTCAACATTCTTTGCACCCGATTCCATAGCGGCAACCCGCACGCCGCTCTCAATCCTGGTCTTTTTGAGATCTGCTTCAAGCTGCGCTTTTTCTGCTTTCAGGGTTTCATTCTCCTTGATAAGCACGTCCTGGCCGTTTGCAGCCTTTTCATATTCCGCAATGCGGGCAAGGGCTGCATCATACTGGGTCTTCATTTCGCCGTGCTGGGTTTTCAGCTTGCCAAAGCGAACGTCCACATTTTCCTCCGCAGAGGTATAAATCTTGTTGTTCCGCATGGCATCGGTGAAAGAAGTGACCTGCTCTTCGGTAGCATTGAAAATCTGTTGCAGAAGTTCCTGAATGGTCATGGTATCAATTCCTTTCTTTACGCTTTTTACGTGGTTGCATCACGTTGAATGGAGGGGCTTTTACATCGCCCCGGATGTTTGTATATAAAAACCCCTGCACGGGGCAGGGGCTTTTATGCAAGTAGCTTTTTCCATGTGTTCTTACCCACAACGCCATCCACAGCCAGTCCTGCGGCCTTCTGGAAGGCTTTAACGGCATTCAGGGTGTTAGCCCCGAAAATACCGTCTACTGTGCCAGCGTCATGGCCATTTTCATTCAGCAGCCATTGCAGAACTCGCACTTGCGTTCCCTTGCTGCCTTTGCGCAGGGTGTTCATGGTAATCACCCCGCTTGTCGTTTGTGTCTTGATAGGTTCGGGTGCTTTGGCAGGCTCCTTTGTGGGTTCAGATACCACGGTGTTGCCATCCACATACCCAAGCATGGCCTTCACACCTGCCCTGAACTTGTCCATGGAGCCGCCAAACTTGACCTGCCAGTTGCGGGGATCTCCATGGTTGCTGCCATATCCAGCAGCAGCGGATTCATAGTGGCCCACAACGTTGTCAGGATCAATGCCATATTCAGCACACAAAAAAGCGCACAACTCTTTTGCAAGGTTGAACGCTTCGTTGTAATATGCTTCATTGTCCAGGCCATCTTCACAGATTTCAAACTGAATGTGTGTGGCGTTGTGGCTGCCGTTCTTGCCGCTGCCAACGCCCCAGCAGCGGTGATCCCAGGGCAATGTCTGATAGATCTTCAGTGTGCCGTCCGCTGCCTTGCCAATGAAGGCATGGACGCATTTGGTGGCGCTTGACTTGTTCCAGTGGTTGTTATACTGGTTCTTGCCAAGGATGCCATCGTCAGGGCCAACATAACGCCTTATATAGGGGTTATTGGCCCCGGTGCTGTGGACTACAATGCCGGAAGGCTTGATCTTCCTTCCGGTTTTATAGCATGGGTTCTCGGTCAGAAAATACTGCACAATATCCATGTTGGTATCACGCTCCCTTGCTTGTATGGTTTGGGGTGTTTATTCGTTTTCGGTTTCAGTAGTGGCAGCGATGGGTTCAGCAGGTACGCCAACTGCGGCAGCCTTGGCATCCACCAGGCCTTCCGCGATGATGTACGCCAGAGCACCAGCGCCAGCCATAACCAGCGCCACCACCTGCGTCACGGTATCCTCTGCCACGCCAAAGGCAACCAGCAGCATACCGACAAATTCAGACACGGCCACCCACAGCTTGCGGGAAGTCAGCTTTGCTTTCCAATCCATTTTTACTTGCTCCTTTCTTGATTATGAAATATAAAAAAGACCGCAAATGCAGTCTTTTCAACGGTTTTTTTACTTGATTGTAACTTGCGCCATTAGTGCTGCAATGGAATCACCCTCTTATTCGCACTTTATTCGCACTTTATTCGTGCGCGAATAAAACATAGAAAAAGCACCTTGCAGCTTGTGCAGGGTACTTTACACAATGCCTATGCGTTTGTTCAGTATTTTCATTACTTTCTTGGACACATCGCTTTGGTTTTTCGGATCAAATGACTGAACAAAACATTCAGCGAAAAACTCATTCCAGTTCTTTGCCGCATATATGGATACTTGTTTCCCTATTTCTTCACGGGAATAGGAGCGGAACAGCTCAATCAGTTCCTGCGCTGTTTCCTGGCTACCATATAGTCCATAATTATATGCCAACGCATGGCCATATTCATGAATCATTGTTGTTTCAGAACCCATGGCCATATTATAGAAACTGTCTTTGCTGCTTCGCCATCCATCCCTTTTGCGAATCTCTGCCAATATGCGGAAATCTTCTTCTTTTGTCCTGATAGAGATTTCTGGGTCAACAAATTCAATGAAGGCTCCCTTTCCCTTCACAACTCCAGGCGGCATATATTGTGCCCCAATGAGTTCCCAATTTTCACCCTTTGCATACAGGTCATCCAGCAGATCAACAATATCCATTTGCATATCATATCCACGATTGACCCGAAAATCACCGACAAACTCAATGGGATTTTTATTAAGTGGGTACATTTCAGACAGCATTTCAAATGTTTTCTGATAGGATGCCGCAAGGTCAGCAGGGATTGTTCCCCATTCAAAAACTGTATTTCCTTTTTTCTGCGTAACAGATAGGTATTTGTTTTCAAACTCCGCAAAGGTCTGTTTCTTGTCTTCATCCTCTGCCAAGCCGTAAAACTTTGCCCGTTCCTTCATGGTGGCCAATTCCGCAGCGTCAAGGGCTTTCCGTGCTCTGGTCAAAGCTACACAGCGGCAGTTGCAGTCCTCCGCAGGGTCGCCAAAATCGCCGGGGTGCATGGCCTTCTTTGTGCCCAGGACAAAGGGTTCATTGGTTTCTTTGATCTGGCCGTCAAGCGCCCTGTGGGTGGGGCGGGTGTCGCCGTCAAGGGTGCTGTCCCATTGCTTCACCACATCCGCGCCCCTGGCCTTGGCTGCCTGCCGTGCATCCTCTGCGGATTGCTGCTGGATGCGGTGGCCCTCTGTGCGGACAATGGTTTTTGCACGGGATAGCGGCGCTTTTGTTGTATTGCTCACATTCCGGGCAATATCATCATACAGCATACCGCTGGCAATGCCACGGGTTATCTCGCTGCGGGCTACCTTTTTCAGCTTGTCAGCGTCCACGCCAAGGCTTTCATACAGCGTTACAAGCTCCCCTGTGGCGCTTGCGTGGATCTTGCGGTCAGTCAGCTTTGTGTCAAGCTGTATCGCCTTGATGGCTGCATTCTGGTCAATGGGTGCAATGATGGGCACGTCCTGCCCGTGCAGGGTGTACATTGTACCAACAAAGGCATCTGTATAGCTGCTTTCCAAATACTGCTTGATGGTCTTGTATTCGGCCATGTGCAGCTTTTCCACAATGCCTTCCAGTTGCTTTTCCAGCTTCTTTTGATAGTTGATGCGATGGATAACCGATTGTGTCTGTTCATCCGCTTGCATCATCCTGATACACAAGCGCACATCATCAAGGGCGGCTTTATAGTGCCTTTCCAGCGCCTTGATGGCTGATTCCTCATTGTCCAGCAGGTATTCGTATACCTCTTTTTCCCGCTTAAACAATCACATCACCACCGCTGATGGGTTCCTCCGTGGGGGCTGCTGTCAAGGCTGCCTTGGCCACGGTGGGCGGCAGCAGGGTTTCTTCTGGCTTGGGGGCCTGGGCTTTCAGTTCGTCCACGTCAATGTCAAGCTGCTCTGCCACCAGTTCCAGCACCTTTTCATCACCGATGATGGCTTGCAGGTTCAGAATGGTGTTGATTTCCACCTGCCGCTTCTGGGCATCGGTATGCTCAATCTGGGCGTTATCGGATGCGTTGGTAATGAGTTCACGCTCAAAGTGGAAATACACGTCCTTCTGGCGGTAATCCTTGCCCTGCTCCTTATTGACGGCATCAAGCACGGGTTGCAGCAGCTTGCGCAGGAATTGCTTCAGCCGGATTTCCAGCTTGTTGCTCTTCATGTCCAGCAGGCTATACCGGGACTTGATAACAACGTTGGTGATGTTGCCATCCCCCAACTGCGCGGAATTGAACCCCATACCAAAGCGGTAAATGTTCTTTTCGTCCAGTTCCAGCTTGGTCTTTCGGGCTTCATAGGGCACGTCAATGGTCTTGATGTCCACGTCACCATTTTCAGAAACGCCGATATGCTTTTTCGTCTGGATGTTGGTCATGATTTCATCCAGGTCACGCCCCTTGAAGCCCTTAACCACGTACAGGCTTTCATTTGTGTCCTGGATGTTGTTGCTTAGGCCGCAGGACATAAGGTCGTAATCGTCAATCAGGTCTTTAATGGGGAAAAGCCCACTCTTTTGCTTGCGGTTGTTGGACAGGCAAAAGAAAGGGATGAAGCCGAAATCCTCAAAATAGGTGCTTTCGTCTCCATCCTTCTGGTATATGACATGGGGCCGGGGGTTGCGCTTTTGGTCTTTGTCCGGCTGGATGGCCCCTGTGCCTTCCTGCACAAAGAAGGTCACCTGCTTGCTGTCCCATACCTCAATGCGCTTGATTTCCTTGTTGTCCTTGCTGATGCGGTCAACATACCAGTAAATCACATACTGGCAAGTATCGTCCGTTTCCTTTTCCTTGACTTCCACCACGCCCAGGCTGTCCGCACGCTGAAAGGAGATCTTTCCATCATCGTCATTGTGGGCGTAGGCATAGCCGAAACCACGGACAATGCAGTCTGTCATGATGTCATACAGCTCTGCGGTGAAGCTCTCGTTTTCGTTGAAGTATTCGTCAAGCACTTCCTGCAATTCGGGAATATCGGACTTGATGAACCCATCCTTGCCGGATAGCATGTACTGTACCTGCTGGTCAACGTGCTCTGTGAAGAATGGATGCGTGATCTTGATGTTACTTCTTAGCCTGTCCTGTTTCAGCTTGCCGTGTGCATCAAAATACACCATCTGATATTGCCGTATGTCGTGGTCGCCCTCATAGTACCGCTGGCCGATCCTGGCCAGCTTTTTTCTCTTGCTCTGTGAATCGTTGTCAATATACGTCTTGATTTCCTGCGGTGTAAGCATGGTGTTTCGTCCTTTCTGCTTTAGAACATCCAGTTGGCCAGCGGTTCAGGGTTTTCATATACGCCCGTCAATGCGTCCGGGGCATCGTCGTGCTCGTTCTTGCCCTCTTTTTGATAGGCTGTTATATCCCTGTAAAATTCCGGCCAGCGATCATGCCAGTTGACAGGGAAATAAATATTGTTCATCACGCCCGTACTGTTTGAAAGAATGCGGGCTATCTTGTTCTGGCTCTGGTGAAAGGTGTTGACTACTGTGTGCTGATTGCCCAGCTCCAAGCATTCATTTTCCACGTTTCTTGCAAAGCCTTCGCCGCCGTTGTTGCTTTCGATGATGGCACAGCCTACATGGTTGCGGGTTATCATCTTGGCTGTTTCCGGCTCTGTAATGGCCATGGGTTCCTTGGTGTACAGCACATCCAGGATGTAATAGCTGCCCTCATACACCCCATAGCAGATGGAGCATAGATAGTCGCTGCCTTTGTCTGCCGTGTCGGTGTAATTGAGGATATAGCTGAATAGCGGCTTGCCGCTTTCATCCTTGGGCGGTTCCGTATAGGTTTTAAGGCTCTGATACAGCCTGCCCTTGATGTCAATAGGCTCTTGCTGATAGTTGGCCGCTATAATGTCCGGGTTCATGTTCATTGTTTTCAGCTTGAAATCAGCATAGGACAATATGTCCGGGCACAGCATAGCGCCATCATCCTGCACGGCCTTGTAGTTAATGTGTATCACATTGGGATAATTGGCCAAAACAAAACCCGCCAGGTCATTGCTGCTCCAGCGGGTCATGATGATTATGATTTTGAATCCTTTTTCTGTACGGGATAGCATGGTATCGGTGAACCAGGATTGCAGATCTTGCAGCCTGTTGGCGTTATAGGCTTCATCGGCATTCTTGATAACATCGTCAATCACCATGATGTTACAGCCAAAGCCCGTGGCCGTGCCCGTGGGGGATGTGGCCAGGTAGTTTGCCTGTTGGCTGCCCTCTAACGCCCATTGCTGTGCGGCTGCTTCGCCGTGCTTGATCCTCGTATGAGGGAATATGTCATTATAGACCGTTGTACCCTCTGTTTTCACCTCTGCAATGCAGTCTCGCACCTGCTTGGCGAATGTGCCTGACAGCTTTTCGTTATATGAACCTGTCATAACCTTTACAGACACACCCAACCGCCCGAAAAGCCATTGCACAAACTTGGTGGCCGTGCGTGACTTGCCGTGTCTGGGCGGCATATTAACCACCATGATTTGCTCTGGTGCTTCCTCAATGAACCATTGCAGCTTCTTGGCCAGGTCTTTCAGGAAATGCCGCTCTTCTGTGTAAAAGTCCGGGGATGTGAATTTGCAATACCACCAGAAATCACGCCTTGCAAGCTCCATCTTGGCGTAATGCTTGATTAGCTGCTTATCCATCACCGATCATCTTTTCCAGTTGTTCCGTTGTCAAGCCCTCAAAGGGATTTGCAACGCTGCCGCTCAATGCAACGTTATCTGTTGGCTTCTGGCCTACTGTATCGCGTACATATTCCGCAGCTCTTGTGTCGCCCTTCATGGCCTTTTGAATCTGCGCAATCAGGATGGCATCTTGCACGCTGATGTTTTTACCCTTCAAGCCTGCAAAGCTGCGAATGTTGTCCACGTCCACGATTTTCCCGGTCTTCATGGACATTGCAAGTATGGATTCCAGCGTTTCACGCATTTCTTTTTTTGCGCGTCTGGCCTTGCCTGATGCAATGCCGCCAGCGCGGCCCCGTTCTCTTGCTTCGTTCTTGCTTTGAACCGGGTTAAGATTCGTTTCATTTGTCACATTGCATCACCTGCCGTTCATCCTGCTGTAATCACTTGGTTTTGGTCTTTTTGTACGTATAGCCGTATTTCTTGGCATTCTTTTTCAGCCACCAGTCAGCGCCCTTATCATAGCTGTATTCTACTGGCCATTGGGCCTTGTTGACAGCCTTGATAAAGCCCTTGGCGTTGAAGTTCTTCCCCTTGGTCATGGTGTATGTGCTGGATTTACCCACGGCCACAATGCCCTTTTCGCTGCTGGATGAAACAGAAATAAGGTCAGCCTTGGAGAAGTTGCCGCCGCTGGGGTGGTTGTGCAGAACCATTTGTCCCTTGTTGCCCCAGATACCAACGGATGATTTACCGCCCTCGATGTGACGATAAACAAAGCCGTCTGCATCCACGGTGATACCATATTCATGGTCTGCGTTGGCGTACTTCTTTTGAAACAGCGCAAGGGTTTTGTCATAGGAGCGGTTTTTGCCGCCTACATTGAATTCGGCGGGAAACTTGGCCTTGTCCACGCCACCGCCGCGATCATTTGCGGAGGTAAAGCCGCCGCCCATCTTCCCGCTCAATGAGGATGCGCCACGGCCCCCGTGATAGCTGTTATAAAAGGCTTCCTGTTTTTCAATGAACTGGCCCAGGGTTTCACCTTCAAAGGGATGTGCGGCCAGCTCTTCAAAGCTGCCAAGGAACACGGATTCCTCTGTTTGCAGGTTGAACAGCTCCAAGTCATTGAAGATGATATATTCGTCTGTCAGCTTGATGGCGTTGTTACCTTGCAGCAGCAGCTTGAAATGGTCAATCGTCATTTCGCAGCCCCCTCATTCTCTCTGTGTTGTCGTTATCGTAATAAATGACCTTGGCCTTGCCATAGTCATAGTCAACCGCGCCGCCATACACAAGCACGGCCCTGGGCTTGATCCTCTGCATCATTTCGTCCATGCCGTCCTTCCATATCTGAAAGGCTGCATCATCGTTCTTGACACCGATGGTTGAAACAGAAACAATGCTGCCCTTTGGTATGCCGTCAAAGCAAAAGCAAAAGGTTTCCTTCTCTGCCCAGCTTATGGTTGGAATGACCTTGATACCGTAATTCTGGAAGAACTGGCCCACCAGGCGGCTTCTGTACACGTTCCAGATCTTCATAGCCATGGGCATATCCGTATACAGGGAAAAGTCAGGGCTGAAAATGCAATCGTATTCGGATAGTACTTCTGTGTACTTGTCCGGGTTGCTCCATACCCTTTCAAACTGGTAATCATCAATGTAAAAGTGAATGCCCACATTCTTCTCTTCGCTTGTCATGGCGTAATTGAATGATTTGATTTTCTGCGGGATGAAGTGGTCGCATTCAGTCACGGGCATCTGATAAAAGCCGTCCACCTTTTCCAGGTCTACCAGTTCCAGATTATAGGCTTCATCGGTTCTCATGCGCTCGTTCTGCTTTTCCTCTTCCTGGGCGGGGGATTCTTCCGCTGCATCAGTTTCAAAGCCAAAGGCAGACATATCCAGGTCGATAATGTCTTCCAGCTCCACAGCCAATACATCAAAGTCCCATTCGGCCTTTTCGGACACCTTATTGTCTGCCAGCCGGAAGGCCTTTACCTGCTCTTCTGTCAGATCATCGGCCACGATGCAAGGCACAGCTTTTATTTTCAGCTTTTTTGCCGCCTTGTATCGGGTGTGCCCTGCCACAATAACGCCTTCCCGGTCAATGACAATGGGAACCTTGAAGCCAAACTCCTTGATAGATTCCATCACATACGGTACAGCATCATTATTCTTGCGTGGGTTCTTCTCGTAGGGGCGCAGGTCGCCCAGCGCCTTTTCGACAATATTCATTTTTTATCATCCCGGTTCCGTATTTTACCGCTGTGTGTGAAAGAGTGGTGCTACACAGGGCGGTAATGCAACATTTCCCCCAGCCCCCGCCAGCCGGAGGAATATTCCCGCAGGTCTTTTGTTGTATGCCCCACAAGGGACATGCCTGCACTCCTGAATTGTGAACAAGTCCGTCCTTGGTCCGCTTGCGTCATAGGCGTGGACGGCTCTGTCGCATGTGCGCAAAAAGCCCGGCAGGATGATCCTGTCGGGCTGTACGCTTTGCGCAGCATAATATTATCACACGAAAAACAGGTAAAACAAGGTACACTTTTCACTCAATAAAGAAGGGCCAGGGGATTAACCCCCGGCCTGTTTTGATTCTTCCAGCACCTTTCCGAATGCCTGCAATGCTCTGCCATGCAACTTTGTTGCGCCACGCTCTGCCGCAAAGCCCATGTCAGCAGCGATTTTCGGCCAGGTATGATGCAGGAAATAACGTCTGTGCAATACGGTCATGTATGAGGGATTCCCCATCTTGTCCAGCAAGTCCAAGGCTTCCTGCTTTAGATCCACATACCTGTCAATGTCTGCATTGATGGTCTGCTTCAGATCCACCACCTTGGCCACCGCATCGGCCATGCGATCCTGCGTCCCTCCACCGCCTGAAACCTTGTCGGTTGACAGAACGGGTGTAATGTGTTTCAGTTTGTCTTCCAGCTCTTCCAGTTCGCTAAGGCGTACATTGATTTGTGCGTCAAGGCGTTGCACGTTCAACAAATATTCTTTTGCGTCATTCTTCACCCCTTGCCACTCCTTTCTGCTGTCTGGCAGCCCGTCACCGCACCGCCAGCGCCTTCTTGGCCCATTCAAAGGCTTCTTTCACGTTCTTATCCGGGATAATCAGCGCACTCGGATTGTTGGCAAGATAGCCGAATACCTTTATGCTGCGGTCAGGTATGCGCAATTCACGCTGGTATTTCTCCATGGTCTGGTGTACCTTGCAGAGAAAGGCTGTTGCGTCCGTTTTGCGCATGTCGCCTATCTGCTGGTAATTGTGCAGCATCTTGTCCAAGCGTCTTGTATCGTTTGCAAGGCTCATTGCATCTTACCTCCATGGAGCAGGCTATCAAGCAGGGCGTGGTATTCATCTTTATAGACGCTTGCCGCTGCCAGCTCTTTGTCCTTATTTTTGCACAGGGCAAGTAAATCTTCTTTTTCCATCTCCAACGCGCCCAGCCGTGTGGACAAGTCCTCCACCTGCACCGTTTTCGCTTCAATGACCCGGTGCAGTTCGTACACCTCTTTCTTCCGGGTTTCTTCCCGCTCGGCTGCATCTTGCAGCGCACGCTTTAGATCTTCCATGTGGTAAACTTCTGCATCCCTGGGAATAATGCAATCAGCCATTGAGATTTCCTCCATTCTGTTTGTTCATCCCTCCACCAATGGCGGCAGGGCTTGCGCCGTTCCAGGTGGGCAATATCAGGTTGATACCCGGCTCCATATCACCCATGCACCTGTACGCCTTTGTGTTGTCGTAAATCCATTGATACCTTTCCCGCTGGCCCTCTGTGAGCGGTGCATATCTATTGTTCAGGGCTTCGTATGCTTCCCAATAGACGCTTTCCAGCTTGCTCTTTACCTCGCACACCGTGGGCGGGAATTTGCTTGTGGCAATGGCCTTTTGCAGGGCTATGTATACGATTTCTGCCGGGATGTTGGCAAACTGCAAGGCCCACACGGCCACCACGCTGGATGCTTCCTGCCTGGTCATGCCGTTATAGGCGTTAGGATATGCTGCCTTCAAAATAGCCATCATCTGCAAAGATTCCTGCTTGTCCATTTGCGCACCCCGCTCCTTCGTTTGTCATGTCCAGAAATATGTTTCCATTCCGGCGTGTTGGCTGTGCCTGCTGTGGCTGCTGCCTTTTCTCTTGATCCATCCGCGCCCAATTCCTGATGGTGGCGTAATGGCTCTTGTACTTCTT